GCGTTCCACCTTCGATCTACAAGTAGATATGGAATAATTTTAGGTTTGTAAAAGAAAGCTAGAGAGATTTTATTAAATTAAATAAAATAAAAATTAAGTTTATGACCTATTTACGTGTAAAGATACACACATATATATTTAAAAATTGAATTTAAATATATCACATTATTTATGTATAATATCACATGGTTGAAAATGAAATTTGGAAAGAGATTGAAAATAACATAAACTACGAAGTATCTAATAAGGGAAGAGTGAGGAATAAATTAACAAACTATATATTAAAACAGGGGAAAAATCCTGGTGGATATATGGTTTATAATATTAAAGATGCTAAATCGAGTTTGGTTCATTTGCTAGTAGCAAACGCATTTATACCAAAAATAGATAATAAAAATACTGTAGACCATATAGATAGAAATCGTTCAAATAATCACGTTGATAATCTAAGATGGGCAACAACTAAAGAACAATGTGAAAACAGAAATTGGAGCAAAGGTAATTTTAATAGAAAAATACAACAATTTGATAAAGAAACATCAACTTTAATTAAAACTTTTGAAACTGTAGATGATGCTGTAAACTATATATATTTAAATAAATTATGCAATATCTCAACAAAAAAAAGTAGCATAAAATCTATATTATTTCAAACATTACAGTATAAAAAAGACACATTATATGGATACATATGGAAATATGAAACGAACGAAGAAGTATTTGAAAATGAGGTGTGGAAATCGGTTAAAGAAATTTATCCAGATGCGAATGATTATAAAATTTCAAATTTAGGGAGAGTAAAAAACCCAAAAAGTGTTTTTGTTAAGGGGACAAATACAGGAGGTTATAATCATATATATATAGGCATTAAAGGTATTAGAAAAAGATTACATAGATTAGTTGCTAAGTTATTTATACCTAATCCAAAAAATAAAAGATGTGTAAATCACATTGATGGAGATAAAAAAAATAATTGTGTCTATAATTTAGAATGGAATTCTCATAGTGAAAACGTACAACACGCAATGGACAATAATTTAAATCCTTGCTGTAAAAGAATTAAGGTAACAAAATTAGATTCTAAAATAGAAACTATTTATCCAAGTATTGCCGAAGCTTCACGTAATTTAAAAATACAGCCCGAAACAATAGGGAAATATATAAAAAACAAAAAATCAAATAAAAACACTTTATTTGAATTATTGGATAATAAACATATAGAATCAAGAGAATTATTCTGTGAATTACAGAAAATTCATCATAATAATAATCCAGAAGCAAGACGCAAAACATCTGATAGTAAAGGTCAAAACAAACCGTTTGATGTTTTTAAAAAAGATAAAAAAGAGACTATATTCATAAAATCATTTGATTATCAATTTGAGGCGATGGAATATTTACAAACGACTTATAAAATCAAAACACAAATTAAAATTTGTGATGTTCTAAAAGGAAACCGGAATAGTTCTCACGGATTTACATTCAAATATAAGGAATAATTTTAGATTTGTAAAAGAAAGTTAGAGAGATTATATTAAAATTCCAAATTATTTTCGGGTTCATTTATTATATAATTACAATCAGAAGGGTATTTTGAAGTCATTATTATTTTCCATTCATTTGTTAATTCTTCGTTGTTATGTTCTTTTTTTATAAATGATTTATTTCTATTTTTGTATTCTTCCCATTCTTTATAGCTATATGTGGTATCTGGTATTGAAAATTCACTAGAAGAAATCGTTTTCCATTCTTGTGAATCATTTTTTTTCATTATATATTATAAATAAAAATATAATATATACATTTTACACTATTTTTTATTTATACGAATATCCTTCACATATACTATCAAGATAATAAATAGAAATCGTGGAGTTATTTTATTAATGAAATACCATATATCACAGTCATTATACCAAATAATTTTTTTATACGAAATACCTCTCTTTTTAATGCAATATCAATCAAAAAAGTAAATATAATACCAAAGCCCGACCATAAGGTATAAGCCATATTTAGACTGAATTTATCTAAACACTTTGGAAATAAATAAAACGATACTCCATATCCCGCGTAAATAGGAATAAACCATAATTTGTTATGATTGACATTCGATAAACATAAGGTGCATGCTGTTTCGAGCACTATAGATGAACCTAAATATAGCTCTGGAGTTGGGGTCAATGTTTGCAATAAAGGCATTTTAGACAGCATAAGTGGTTTTATTATTTTCATATTTATATATTAATATATATAAATATATCTTTAAAACTATATATATGAAATGTTGCTGGTGTTGTGAAATAAAAATCGAACAAAGCGATAAAATATGCATAATATGTAAAAAAAAAGTTGCACGTGATATGAGACAAGTGTATTGTATAAAATGCTGCAGTTATATGCATGAAACATGTTATGATGAAAGTGTTTTACAAAACGGAGAGTGTCCAAACTGTAAAGAAACTGGAACAATTGGTATGGATTTAAAGTATTATCCGCACGATTTACTCTAATTCTATGGATGGTTTTTTCATTTCATCTAATGGAACTTCTAATCCAATATATTGATTATCTTTATCATATGCCGGATAGGAATTACTATTAAATGGTGGGTCATCTCTACCTGCATCATATAATTTTGATTTTTCATATTTACCATTATCATTTGGAAGAACATGTGGAATACCACCTTGCAAATCAGTTGGACTAGGGCGAATTGCGTATACATCATTTCCTTGAACATCAATTGATTTTTGAAAGTATAATACGGGGCAACGAATATTATGGCTGCGTTGCCATTCTAAAAATTCAACATATTCTTCTAAATTATTGAATTTAATTGGATTTACCCCAGGTATTTTAGCCATTTGTTTGTTATATAATAATATATCATTACCTTCTTGAATTAATACATTTTGACATTCACCACTTACAAAAGACTCTTTTTTAGTTACGTCTTTAAATTTACATATAAAATATATGCCTAAGAAAAACATTAGAATTATAAAAATGTATTTTATTATTTTTATCATATATATATATAATGAGAATTATTAAAATACATAGTCATAATCCTGAAGAATTTGATAATCATATTTCAAATAGTGAATCAATTGTTAAATTTTTCTTACCACAATGCGGACATTGTGAAAACATGAAACATGATTGGAATAATATGGTTAAAAAGCTAAAGAAGCGGCCATGTAAAAAAAATGTAAGAATTTTTGAAGTAAATGGAGAAGCCATACCTCACATTAAAAGTAATGTAGTGCGTAATATTGAGGGATATCCTACTATTTTAAAATCATCCAATGGAGTATATAATCCTCATACAGATGTATATAATGGAGACAGATCTACAAATGATATGCTACAATGGTCCTTAAATAAATTAAAAAACAGTTTAGAACTATATAAAACTTTACGTAAAAAAGTAAAAATAAATGGTAAAACAAAAAAGAAAACCCAAAGAAAATCTTCTACTAAAAAAAAAAGAAGAAAAAGAAAAAAAAAAGAAAAGAAAACATCTAAATTAAAATTGAATTAAAAAATACCCATTTATTACATGTAAAATGAGTTATCGGTGTATAAAACCTTTACCAGAAAATACAAATTATGATATATTAATGACTTATATTGAATGTTTGAAGCCATTTAATATAAGTAATGATAAAAATAAATTATATCTTTTAGTTAGTTCGATTCATTATGACGAGGATATATGTTTTAATTCAAATCATCGAGAAATTCTATATGCCTTATGTGACTATTTTAAAAAAGTATTAACAAGTGATTACTGTAATTTTAAGGAATCCGTATTTGGAAAGGCATTAAATATATGTGTTAAAAAAATCCCTGAAAATCCTAATTTTCATGAAATTTTATATTTTTACAAAGAAAATTACTTTAAGCGCTTATCATTGTTAAGAAGTTACTTTAATAAAAATAATATAGACTATTACAATTTAATGATGTATAAAAAATTTTGTATAAGTGAATATTATCCAATCAAAAATATAGCACTTCCAGAAGATATGATAAAAAATATATTATCATATGTAACACCTACCATGCAGAATTATTATGATGTAAGAAATCTCTATGAAAAATATAGAAAGATTTCTTAATAAAATTGAAATCATTTAAATAAACATGGTTACTATAATACAATGTCAAAATACATCAAAAAACGAAATCGTCCTACATGTAAATGTTGCATAGGTCCGAAAATAAAGCAAGGCAACTGGATTGATGATATATCATTCACAAACAATATAAATCAAACCGATACATATTTTGTAAATGATTATTTTATAAATTATTGTTTAGAATGTTTGGGGCAAGGAGGGTATTCGGGTAATGTAAATCATAAAACATATTGTTCTTATAAAGGATGTTATCATGAAACTTTCGTGACTAGAAGTTATATAAAAAAATATACAATTGAAGGAATTGAAGATTTAAAGTGTAACTATCAATTAGGATTTGAAATTTCTGATGCAACTAGATTAAATCATTATTATTTGTCTCTTAGTTTAAAAAAAGATATTGAGGAACAATTAAAAAAACATGATGAAATGTTAATGCGTAAAACAAAAATGATAATCGCTAAAATAACTGGCGTTGAAATTATGTAAATAAATTGAAATGAAAAATAAAATATTTTTAATGTATAAAGGCCAAACATGTCAAGTACTCCGCTTGTTATCATTCAATATTCTTGTGACCCACCTCCATATGAGGCAAGTCAAAAAGATACTGTAATAGATAATCGATTAAAGGTGGATGCGCAGGGATTGAAAAATGCTAAGAGATTTTGGTTATATTTAAAAAATAAGCAAACAAAAAAGTATAAAACATTAAAAAAGATAACAAAAGAAATCAATAATGATTTTAATAGATTAAGACAAGATGAAAAAACAAAATATGGAATTACACAACAATTCTTTGAATATTATGATTCATATCACGACCAAAGCAATCCACATATAAAAACAACAAAACCCGACTTAAATGTTAAAAAATTCGTTCATGCTTTGAAAAAAGGACATATTGTATATTTACCTTTACACGGTGGTCATGTATTAGATGAAGGTGACGTAAAAAATTTAAATGTTACTTTGGGTAGAAATATATATGTTATATCCTTTAATCCTCCAAACACGCAAGCTCTTTTATTAAATAAAAAACCATTAGAAGAATTTCTGAATTTTATAGCAAATTATGATGCTTTGGTTTTATTATCCAAGCCACAATTTCGTCGAAGAGTGTTTGAGCAAGAATTTTATAAACAAATGAGAATATGGGGTCCTGATAATAATATTATTAATCGTGGAATAATAAGTGACCGATATTATGACTTAAGATGTAGATATAGCGAAACCCAGGATTATGTTTATATGAAAAAAACTCTTTTACGAAGAAGTTCTGGTGAAAATATTTCAGCTCTTTACAATGATTTATGTAATATAATGTCATAATATACGATTAAGTGTATGAATAAATGATTTTTTTATTCAAAGTTATAAAAATGATTACTAGTAATATATATTTAAAATTGAATTAAATATATATCCATTTGTTATAGTATCTTAACATATGTCAAGCGACTGCTTTCGTCTCCTTGATTTTAACGTAATTGATAAAATAGACCAGAATCTTGTATTCCATATGCAAATATTTGGCATCAATGAATTAGGAGAAACTTGCTCTATATATATTAAAGATTATAACCCGTTTATCTACATTAAAATAGGTGAATCATGGGGTCAGCCAGAAATTTCAAAATTTAAAGGCAATTTATGTGATGCTTTGGGTAATTTTAAGCATGGTATATTGTCAATCGAACTTGAGGAACATAAAACATTATATCAGTTTGATAATGGAAAAAAGCATCAGTTTTTAAAAATAACATGTAAACATAACGTAACTATACAGAAAATAAAAAAACTATATTATGATTCAATGAGCCAAGAATTAATAGATGGACTAGATTTAGAAGGGGAATTAACCTATTTATATGAATCACAAGTGCCTCCTATGTTAAGATATTTTCATTTACAAAAAATTAGTCCATCGGGATGGATTTATGTAAAACAACCCATTGTTGTCAAAAAGAAAACAACTTCATGTAAATATGAATATATTGTAAAAAATACAAATGTGATTGCAATGCCAGATAAGGAAATCGGGGTTCCCTATAAAATATGTAGTTTTGATATTGAGGCAAGTAGTAGTCACGGTGACTTTCCACTGCCTCAAAAAAATTATAGTAATTTAGCATATGAAATTGTAAATCATTTTATCAATAAAAAAATAAATCATTCGGATTCTGGACAAACGTTTAAGACTTTAATGCAATGTGCATTTGGATTTTCAAATGAATTAAATATACAAAATCTATATTTAAAAGAACCCTTTTCATTAACTCGATTTGAAGCGCAATATGAAAAATTACTTATGGTATCGGAAGAAACCTTAAAAATGAAAAAAATATCAAAACAAACGATTGATAAAATGTTAAATGTAAATGATGATGAAAAATATAAAGGCAGATATGTATCTTATAAAAAAGGTGCTATTTTAAAAATGTTATGTGATAATGAATATGACCGATTGAATAAAATAGTAACATTAACAGACGAGTTAAATAAATATTTTCCAGAAATTAAAGGGGATGAAGTTACTTATATAGGGTCAACATTTCGATATGCAAATGAAGAGAAGCCTTATTTAAATCATTGTATTGTATTAGATTCAAAAGACATTGGTATTATGGAGTTAGATGACGACGCATCAGAATTAGAAGTATATGAAAAAGAAAACGAAGTGTTATGTGCATGGAGTAAATTAATTCAAAAAGAAGACCCAGATATCATTATAGGATACAATATATTAGGTTTTGATTATTCATTTATGTTTAAAAGAGCTTTAGAAACTGGCTGCGTTGATGAATTTCTTAAATTGAGTAGAATTACAGACGAAGTGTGTGGAGAGCGAACAAATAATGGCGAATTAAAATTAAATGACATGAAAATTAAATTGGCTAGCGGTGATTATGATTTAAATTATATTCAAATGACAGGTCGTATTCAAATTGATTTATTGATATATATGAGAAAAGATTCTGGATTTAGTTTTACTTCGTTTAAGCTAGATTCAGTTGCCGGTGAATTAATTAGTGATAAAGTTGTAAAAGTAGAAGACTGTAAATTAGGAACAAAAATATATACAAAAAATCAAAAAGGATTAGATTTAAACTCTTATGTTACATTTGAATTAATCAGTCATACCAGTGACCCCTATAATAATGGTGAAAAATTTAAAATCATTGAATTAAAAAAAGATTATTTTACAATTCATAAAAAAGTATCATTCGGAAATTCAAAAGTAAAATGGGGATTGGCCAAAGACGATGTTTCTCCACAAGATATATTTAGAATGACAAATGAAGGACCCGAAGAAAGGTCAATTATTGCCAAATATTGTATTCAGGATTGTAACTTGGTCCATCAATTACTGCAAAAAGTGGATATATTAACATCATTTATTGAAATGGCTAATCTTTGTAGTGTTCCAATGAGCTTTCTTATGTTTAGGGGGCAAGGCATTAAGCTTACCAGTTATGTTGCGAAGAAATGTATGGAAAAAGATACACTAATGCCATTAATTAGTAAGGGTGATTCAGAGGATGTATATGAAGGGGCAATTGTATTGGAACCAAAATGTAATTTGTATTTAGATGACCCGGTAGCTTGTGTGGATTATAGTTCATTGTATCCATCTTCCATTATTAGTGAAAATATATCACATGACAGTAAAGTATGGACAAAAATATATGATTTAGAAGATAATTTAATAGAAGAAACAGGTGAAAAAAATAAACACGGTGAATACATATATGATAATTTACCGGATTTTAAATATGTCAATATCACGTATGATACATTTGAAAAGCGACCTGGTCCAACTCAAGCATCCGCAGATATAAAAGTGTTAACGGGATATAAAATATGTCGATTTGCACAGTTTCCAGAAGGAAAAGCAATTTTACCATCTATGTTGGAAGAATTGTTGGCAGCTAGATCCAATACAAAAAAACAAATGAAAAAGGAAAAAGACCCATTTATGAAAAATGTATTAGACAAGCGTCAATTAAGTATTAAAATTACTGCAAATTCAGTGTATGGTCAAACCGGTGCGAAAACAAGCACTTTTTATGAAATTGATGTGGCTGCATCTACAACTGCTACAGGTCGGAAGCTATTGACGTATGCTCAGCGTATTATTGAAGCAGTATATAAAAATAAAATATGTGATACATCAAATCATGGTCAGGTAAAAACAAATGCAGAATATGTGTATGGGGATACGGATTCTGTATTCTTTAAATTTAATATAGAAGATTTAAATGGTTTACCGATTAAAGGCAAAAAGGCATTGGAAATAACGATTGAATTAGCTAAGGAGGCTGGTGCTTTAGCCACATCCTTTTTAAAATATCCACATGATTTGGAATATGAAAAAACATTTTTACCTTTTGCATTATTATCGAAAAAGCGCTATGTAGGTATGTTATATGAAGAAGATATAGAATATTGTAGTCGTAAATCAATGGGACTCGTATTAAAACGGCGAGATAATGCACCAATTGTAAAGGATATATATGGTGGTATCATTGATATATTATTGAATGATAAATCAATAGAAAAAGCCAAGACATTTTTACAAGAATCATTGCAGGATATTATAGATGAAAAAATAAGTATAGATAAATTAATTATTACAAAATCATTGAGAGGATTTTATAAGAATCCGAGTCAAATCGCACATAAGGTATTAGCAGACAGAATGGGTGAACGAGACCCAGGTAATAAACCTAGCTCTGGTGACCGAATACCTTATGTATATATTGTAAATAAACAGGCAAAATTACAAGGGGAAAAGATAGAAACTCCTGTTTATATAAAGGAACATAAATTGAAGATAGATTATGCATTTTACATAAGTAATCAAATCATGAAGCCTGTTTTGCAATTATTTGCGTTAGTATTGTATGACATGCCCGAGTTTAAGAGAAAAGTAGATGGTTTTGAAGATAAATTAGAAACATTAAAACAATCCTTAGACCCAGAAAAATATACAAAAAAGGTGGAAGAATTAAAAACAAAAGAAGTTAAAAAAATATTGTTTGATAGTTATTTAATTCAAAGTCAAAATACAAACAATGGTAATCGAACCATTACTAGTTTCTTTTAAATGGTAAATGCCAGATACGTTTTATGTATTGTATATACGATTCATGTTTATGTATAATATCATCTTGTTTTAATAGTTGATTATGTAATGTAATTACATTCATATTATAAATATGTAAAATGATTATATAAATTATAAAAAACATAATGTTGTGTAAAATAAATAATTTTTTATTTTTTATAAATACCAATAGTAGAAGTATTATATCTGCAAATAATATTCCTAATGACTTATCCCATTTTAAATATGATTTTTGTGATGTTATTTGTATAAAACCTTCTATTGCAACAACTAAAATAAATGAAGATAACGGAGAGAAATGAACAATATTACATATAAATAAAAAAGCCCAAATATAAATAAATCGACAATACGCTAAATTTTGCACATTCATAGTATATAAATATTCTATAGAATAAAACATAACAAAATGAAAATATAAAGAAATAAAAATAGTATATTTTATGAATAATTCATTTATTAATTTGTCTGTTGTAGAAGGTCCAAAATACAATATATTATATTTTGTAGTTTTGGAATCACAACCAACTCCATTATGTTGGGAAGAATTCATAAAAAATTTTCGCTTAAAAATAGACGAATTAAATGCTAATAATAAAAAATATGCATTTTTATTAGATATACGAAAATTAGGGATGATTGGTGTATCAAAAATTAAAGATTTTATTAAAGTATTAACCGATAATGAAGGAAATATTGAAGAAAAAGTAATTTGTAGCACTGTTATTTTAGAAGGTAGAGCTGTAAAGGCATTATGTGGCATTTTCCTAACATTTTACAAAACAAGAAAGCCCTTACATTTTTATAAAAATAAAGAAAAGTGTGTCGCAAAAATTTTAGAAATATATCAAAACAATAATGAGCAAGATTACGGGGTTGACTATAGTCAATTGTCAGAATTTGAATAAAATTGAATCAATATAATAATAACTATATATAGTATAAATGATTCATCCAAATGAATGGATAATGAGTTGGACAAAAAAATCACCACCATTATGTATTACCGGTGACATTGGTGTGGGAAAAACACATCTATGTATAGAGTTGGCATCTATACATGGATATGATTTACAACAGATTGAGTTAGAATCAGTTTCTAATATAAACGCGCAAGAATGTTTTTCAAAAAAACAATTATTATTAGTAGATGATTTAGATGCTCAAATTATTATTTATTCAAGTGCATTACAAAATTTAAAACATCTAATTAATACTGCAAAAAAACCGATAATTATAGTATCATCTAATGATTATAATAAAAATACAATACTTATTATAAAAAAATGCATTACTTTTAAGATGAATAAGCCTAGCTTTTCAATAATGAATAAAATTTTAAAATCATACAAAATATCTTCTGTTGAAAAGAAAAAAATTATTCGTGAATCAAATGGAGATATAAGGCAAGCTCTAATAAAATGTAATATGAAAATGAGTGAAATAAAAGACAAGCAATATGATACATTTACAATAATAAAAAAAATATTTGATAGTAAACTATCATTAAACACAAAGAGTATATTATGTATGAGTGATTTTGATTATATTTGTAAATTAATATACACAAATTATCTAAGTGTAAATGCCGAGTTAAATTCACATATGATAGAAGATTTATCATGTATTGATATTATAAATACATATATGAAAGAAAATACAGAATGGGAATTATATAACCCAATGAGTTTTATAAGCGTGGCTAGGACAAGTGGTTTATATAATTTACAAAAAGTGAATCCTTGTAAATTATCATTCAAACAATGGAACTCTGATTTTAAAGAAGAAGCCCATTTTAAATTAATCAAACAGATTGCTTAATATATTTTGTGCCAAATCATTTCTGGAGGTTGAATCTGTAAATGTATACCCATGAGATAATGCATTTGGTCTATATATAAATTTTTTTATATCATTATCTTCATAATTTTTTAAAAGAGTTTCAATTACATTTTTGGCTCTGTACACATCTTTTAAATACCATTGTTCCATCAATTTAATACCTAAGTTTGATGTCTGTATACTATTTCCTACACCATTAGCACTAAGAATGGTAATAGATTTACAAGTATCTGGCAAATGTTCTAAAAATTTTTTAAATACTTTTTCAGAATAATCATTTTCAAATGGCATCGCACTGATGCAAAAGATTAAATGTTCAAATGGTTCATTTATTTTTTCCCAGTAGTTAGACAACTCTAATTTGGGGTGATTATATTCTTCTGTGAGTTCCTTTTCTTGAAAGCTATTACCGCGGTAGGGTAAATATACTTTGTCAGGTTTAGTGGTGTAGCCAATTACAGATAAATTTTTATCATTAGTAGCTTGATATACTAATTCTCTTCCTAATCTCCCCGATGCACCAACAACTGCTAAATTATATGCGTATATGTTATGAAGACATAAGCTAGTAAACAACATAATCCTATGCAACATATAAATAATTGTATTGTAAATTATTTATATATATATTTTCGTATATTTTAATAAGACGGTCTAGTAATATCATTTATTTCATCTAATGTTCCTCGAATATCACTCCATAATTGATCATATGATGATGATGTAGAAGATGAACTATTATCGTTTGAATTGTTTCTATTATTATTTAAATCATCTCGTAAATTGTGTCTACAAATTGGACAAATAGAATGTAATGAAAACCATCGCCTTATAGTAGCTCTTTTAAATATATGACCACAATAATTAATTTGTGTTACTAAATCATCTTCTTCAAATGTTTCTCGTGTAATTGCACATTCTGTATTAATCGGATTTTCAATTTCATAATAAAGACAATTTGTGGTGGTTTCATTGATTTCACTTTCTGTTAAGGATGTTCGTCTAGGACTTTCTCGATTACTTCCAATAGGGGACTGTCTATTTGTAGTAGGTAATAAAATCGACATTGGCGACGAACGTCTTGTCCGTCTATTGTTTAAAACACTTCTATAATTTTGCTCTTGTAATATTAATAGTCTTAATAATAAAAACATATTTTGCTGATTATCAGATACATATCGATAGTCTTGATAATCCATAGTATATAATAGAAAATAATATATAAATAAAATACAATAATATACTTATGCCTGGAAATGGATTAAGTGGATTAAGTAATTTGGGAAATACGTGTTATATTAATTCATGTATGCAAATATTATCACATAGCGAATCTTTAAATACTATATTGAAATCGGTAACGAAAGTAAATAAAGTGCCAGATTCTTATTTATTAGTAGAGTGGAATAGTTTACGTGATTTAATGTGGTCGCGTAATGTTACTATATCTCCTGCTAGATTTATAAAAACAATACAACATGTTTCGGAAAAAAAGGAAAATTCGTTATTTACAGGATTTGATCAAAATGATAGTGCGGAATTTTTAATTTTTTGTATCGATTGTTTTCATAATGCACTAAAGCATAAACATTCTATAAAATATGATAAAACATTAAATAGATATATGAATAAAGGACTAGAATTAACAAAAAAAACCTATAAAAATGATTATTCTCCAGTTCATAAATTATTTCACAGCATAGTTGTAACAGAAATTTGTTCATTAAAACAAAAAATATTAAGCATAAAATGTGAATATTGTTTAATATATAATTTAGCATTTTTCAAAAAAACCCCACATACATTACATGAATGTTTAGACCATTATTTTAAGCCAGAATTATTAGAAGGAGATAACGAATGGTTTTATGATAAATTAAAAAAAAAAATACCAGTTTATAAGAAAACACATTTATTGTATTGTCCTGAAATCATTATTATGGATTTAAAACGATGGATAGATCCAAGTAGAAAAATTAATATAGTAGTAAAAGCTGATTTCATATTAGATCTAGAAAAATATAGTATTATAAAAGATACGGATACAATATACGAATTATATGGAGTATGTAATCATCGAGGAAATCCATATGGGGGACATTATTGGTCACATATATTAAATTCAAATCAAAAATGGTATGCGTTTAACGATACAACGATTACAGAAATTCCAAATAATAAAGTAGTAACACAAAATGCATATTGCTTTTTCTATCGGAAAAAAAAATAGCTAATATATAAATGGGAGTTGAAGTAACTTATGATTCACAATCTCAATTACCACAAACAAACATGTATGATATGTCCATTGAATATTTAAGAAAGAATGGTAAACGTGCGGTTATTTGTTTAATTATATTAATTATATACCTTGGGGTATTGGTTTATTTAGGAAAAAATAATGGCCCTATAGAAATAATAATGTGGACTTTATTTATTTTAATCGTATTAGGTAATGTATGGGTTTTAAATAAACCTCCGCCGCCTATGAAAACTATATTTAAGCCAGATTTTAATAAAAATGTCGCAAATGTGGATGTAATGGTAAGTGAAAAACCACCACCACCCAAACCTAGACCAAATAGTTTATTTTCAAAGATACAATTAAATGTTCCAAATAGAAAAGGTCGACGAGGAAATAAACAAAATAAACAAAATAAACAAAATAAACAAAATCAACAAGAGGAAGAAGATAGAATTATGAAGCAATTAAAAACACAAGTCTATCATATTCCAAACAATAAATATAATTATATAGATAGTCAAGCCATATGTAAAGCATATGGAGGAAGATTAGCTAATTATGATGAATTAGAAAAAGCCTATGAAGATGGTGCAAATTGGTGCAGTTATGGTTGGTCAAAAGATCAGATGGCATTATTTCCAACTCAAAAAGAAACTTGGAAAAAATTACAAAAAGAATCAGGACATGAAAATGATTGCGGTAGACCAGGTATAAATGGAGGATTTATAAAAAATCCTAATGTGCGATTTGGAGTAAATTGTTTTGGACCAAAACCAGCAATGAGACCGGAAGATGAAAAATATATGCAAATGGTTAGTTTACCACCTGAATCGGAAGAAGATATTTTAGTAGATAAACGAGAGCAATATTGGTCAAAACGTATAAACGATATATTAGTAGCCCCGTTTAATAGTGATTCTTGGAGTGAATAATTATGAAAACAATTTAAATCTATTTTTTTTACTACTTTTTCTTTTAGTTTTCATTTTTTTTTTTAATGTTCTATTATTACGATATTTTATTTTATCTTCCGTGTCCATTAAATCTAATAATTTATCGTATAAAGACTCATGACTTGTAGTATTATGAGTATATTTTTGTTTCTTTGAATTATCTACATTCATAAAATACGTTAATCCGGCTGGAATAACATATTGATTTAATTCTTTATCTTCAAATATATTCATGGGTTTAATATTTTGTTCTAAAAATAATGACTTTACGCTATATCCACAACTATATACTTTACCATTTTTCTCACAAAAAATTAAGTCTTTAGAATTCATATATTAATCATATAATAATAATTATTCATAAAATCGTTTTATTTCACAATTTTGTTTACATTGTCTATGTTCTTTGATATAACACATGATAAGTTCAATATCTTCATCTGATTCAATACAAGCGCTTAAACACTCTTCAACATATTTTAAGGTTAATGGTTTAGATATATTACTATTTACAAATCGAAGTCTTCCATCATTTATTTTAATAGTGGATGCATTTAAATTATTTTCTGCAACATGTGTTAATATTTCTTCTTGAATGGAATTTCTTGTTTCGCGTAATTCTTTTAATTGTTCCGATAAAGCTTTGATTTCATTATCTGAGTAAATCCATTTTTTTATATTTTCTTCAAAACTCATTATATATGTATATAATGATTTTTCTAAATAATATTAAATAATTATCTTCTCCTACGGGTGCTTCTTCTACGCTTGCGCTTGCGACCACTGCTTCTTTTTTGATGTCTACCCATGCTTCTTCCTAAGCGATTTTGAGCTGCCCATAAAGCAAGTGGGGTGATTGCCGTGCCAACAACACTACGGTATGCGCCACCTCTCCTTGCACTGCGGCGGCGGCGGCGGCGGCGACCGCCTCCAGTTGGGTGGGTGTGGGACTTAATAGCGGTTTCG